GAAGTAGTAATAGCTTCTGCAACGTGATTATTAAAGTAACGGAAATGCTTATTACCTAGAGCACCATACAAAGAGTTCATAAGAATCTTAATAGACATCTGCTGATTCTCTAAGATAGTCATCTTATTCTCTAGACGTTTAGTAGGAGTAGTCTGATACTCTTGTTGAGCTTCAAGCATTGCTTTCTTAATAACTCTACGCTCGTCATAGTACTGTTTAATGATAGCAGGAATAATACCGACTTGATCTTTACTAAACCTAACACCAGATGCAGCCATAGTAGTACCTTCAGGTATTTCTACCTCGTCACTACCTAGAAGTTTATCTACAGGTTCAAGTCCAAGATGCTCCTTACCGGGAAGAACAGTCTCAGGACTCATATTATACTGAACAATAATCATAGGATAGAGAGAGTTAAGGTCAAATGATACTACCCAGTCATGCATACCAGTCTGAGGATCTTTAACATACGCTCCAGGGTAAGGAACCTTCTCTTTACTAAACTTAGGGGGACAAGCTATCTGCTGCTTGAATAGCAAACGATATAGAATAGAGTCCCAGATCTGCACAGTACCGAAAGTCTCTGAATAGTTAACTCCACCTCTATAAGCCATAGTCATAGCAAGAGTAATTAAGCCCATCTTCTCTTCTAGTCTATCAACAATCTGAACATCTTTTATATTATAGTCAATGAACTTCTGGAAGTCATGTTTATAGAGAGTGTGCAGAGAACCATGCTCATCATAGGAGAGCTTACGCTCTCCCAGCACTACATGTGCGATATGATCTAGCTTATATGATTCTTGCATACCATAGGTATACCCGAATTTAGTAAACAAGTCATAATAGTCTAGCTGCTGGATACCAGCCATCTCGTAAGCAATTACTTCTCCACGAGCCATCATAATATTACGTTGATCTACCATACCCCACGGTGAGAACTTCTTATAGACATCACCGCCTATAATATTTTTTACTCGGCGGATAAGATAAGGAAAATCAAATAAACGAGTATTCCAACCGGTAACAACATCCGGACACCAGCGCGGATCGTGCCAATATGATAACCAAGAGAGTAGGAGATCGATTTCATCCTTGCACTTGATATATTGGATAGCGTCAATGCCTTCAACTTCGCAATTGTCTGGCTCATAGTCGTATAGTCCCCATACTCGGTAAATACCGTCTATATTATTCTTCATAGTAATAGAGATAACTGGATGAGCAGCCTGCTCTACAAACGGGAAGCCATCATCAGAAGCTACCTCAATATCAATAGTAGTAACGTTTACTTTATCTCGTTCGAACTTAGGCGCTTCTGGGAAGCGATCGTTAATGAACTGAGTAACATAGTTAGTAGTGCCATATACAGTAAAGTTATCTACACCTTCGTATTGCTTAATAAAATCACGAGCGTCGCGCATAGTATCAAACGTCTTAGGCATCACAGGTTGATTCTGTAAGTTAAACCATCCAGTTTCATGGGAGGAGTTTACAAATAGAGTAGGCATAAAGGGTACCTTCTTAGCTACTCGTTCACCATTCTCTACTCCACGGTAGAGAATACTATTTCCATAACGATTTACACTTGTATAAAAATTCATAAGATCTCCTATCAGACTCTATTATAGTATAAAATGAAGAAAGAGGCAACTAGTGCCTCTTAATATTTTTACCGTCGATATGATGATTGCCAGAATTATATAAAGCCCATCGAAAACTATCCCACATATCCCAACCTTCAAGTCTGAGTTTGGTATACCACAATATAAATCTCTTATATCGTTGGATCATATTGTTCTCCCATTAGGATCTCGTTTTGTAATATGATCGATAAATTTCTCGAAGCTCAACATCATCAGTAGATTCTTGCACAATATAATCTTCTTTATCAACTTTGGCTGCAGCGGCTATACCAATAGCATCTTCCTGTCTACTAGCAATTGCAATAATCTCACCATCTTTTTTTCTTACTATAAACATCAGTTCAAACCAAAGCAGGGTAAAATATTTAAGTTGCAATAACGACCATAATCTTCAAGACCAACCATAGCCATAAGCATTAGTACTGGTAGAATAGCTATAATAACAAAAATAACTAGGAAAGCCCATCCTAAACCTTTAGTTGTGCAATAATGGGTTTGCTCACTCATGCTCTCCTCCAGCACCTCTACCGTTATAAAATCCATACGGTTTACGTTTAGCTACTTCGAATGTAGCAACTGTAATAGCAACCGCGCCTAACAATAAAGTATGCAATAACATACTGAATACTCCAGCCCACATACTACCAATAATGATACCGAATACGATACACCACATCCAAGCAAGTACTTGCATGATCATATGTCTTGTAGTAAAGTCAGGGATACTACTTAAAGGATTTTTTTCATGATCCATTACTACGTTCCAGCTGTCATATATAAATTTAATCATCATCTTTCCTTTCAAAAATAAGAGCTAAGGCTGACACGAATAGTGACAACCCTAGCAAGATTACCCAGTCAGGCATTATTTTTTTTCTGCTACAAACTCATATAGTTTATCAGCTTGTGCTTTGATTTCATCTGGTGTGATTGCTTTAGGAACATATTTCTTCCAAGCTTCTAGTGCTTGTTCAGTATCTTCCTTATACATACCTAACATTTTATTAGCAAGCTCTACTTGCATATCATAATGTTTGTCTGCAATTTCTTTTGCCATGTTTAATACATCATAGCGGATTTGATATGGATTTGACATTTAAGTCTCCTGTGTGTGTTGTGTGTAGTCGGTAAGGGCCGTTACGGCCCCTACACATTCGTTTGAGTTAATTGATGTTAGCACTGCATAAAAACCTAGCATTATACAGACTACTATCAAACTAGACATTACTATAAAAGAAGCTAAACCAAGCTTCTCCACCAACTCTGATGTTACCATTATACGGCAAACATTAATAGAAGTGCAACTAGAAATGCAAAGATTCCTAATGCTTCTGCAAATGCTATACCGACAAACATCGTTGAGTTGTCAGCTTTTTTAGGCATGTGCTTTAATACACTACCTACTACCATAGCAACTCCGATGGCTGCACCACCCATTCCAAAGGTCGCTAGACCTGCACCGATCAAGGCTCCCATTGTTGCGATATCACCGGTCATTTTGCAATTTCCCGATTTCCATCATGCAACGTTTCGATTCCTCGATCATACCCATTCTTGCGAGCTCCGCTGCCGCTCGGCTGTAGCCAATCATCTGCGTATAACGATCGAGTGAAGACCACAAACCCGACAAGGGTGAGAAGACATAGTTTGCTACTAAAGTTGTCATTAGACCCACCCTTTCAAATTTTCATTTGAGCGAGCCACGTGATAAATTTCACCACGTGAAAGTCCAATATCTGCTAGTTCATAATCTGTTAACTTGTGTAGCTCTTTTTCAGTTTCACGAATAATTTTGCGATTCGTTCTATACTGATTAAAAGATTTTAGTGCTTCTATAATAAGTTCAATTGCCCTCGTTGAGTAGCTGTGGGCCGCTAGTATTGCTTGTGTCATTTTCGTTCCTCGTTTGACCAATATTGATTTTACGAGGACGCATTTCTTCTGGAATGACATACTGCAATTCGATTGCCAGAATACCATCCTGAATATCTGCTCCGTTTACATTTACATGTTCGGACAGCCTAAAGGTTCGTTTAAATTTCTTTGTCGAAATGCCACGATGGATAAACTCTCTACCTTTAGAGACGTGTTCCCCTGTAACAGTCAAGGTTCTATCTTTAACTTCTACAGATATCTCATCCTTTGTAAACCCAGCAATAGCTAGTTCAATCAAGTATTCTTGATCTCCAGCTTTAATAATATTATGTGGGGGATAATGGTCTTGAGCATGTTTAGCTGTCCACTCTAGTTCGTTGAACAGATGGTCAAAACCAACAAAAGATGACCGCGGGAATAGTGTTTGTAAGCCTGTCATTGTTATCTCCTTTTGAGCAAGCAAGATTGTGTTACGACCGGATCATTCCGCATCGCTATAGTATATATAGT